CAATATGAAGATAAAGAGAAGAAATATAACAAGGTAATAGTTAATTATTTCAACGGTCAAAAGAAATATGAAGCAGATACAGTTACAGTTTTTCATGATCCCAATGATGACGGTACTTTTACTGATTTTGCAGATAATGACGGTGGTGAAATATTAGAAGCTAAGGTTGAGTTTGATTTTATAACTAACCCCTATATTGCATATAATATGGGTTATGCCATTTTAGGCAGATCCAGAAATCAAAAGACAATATCTTTTCTTGCAACTCCACAATTATTTAGATTATCAGTAGGAGATATTGTTGATATTACTTATGCAGGTTTAGGATTAAGCGGTGATTTTTATAGAATTGAAGCAATTAATTTATTAAATAATGGCTTATTAAATATACAGGCTATTGAATATATTAATATCTATGATTGGGATGATAATCCACCTGAAGATCCTATTGGAGAAGATCCAGATCTTCCTACTGGAACTGAAGCCTTACCACCTACAAATTTATCTTTTACAGATTCAAACGCTTCTGCAACTGGTAGACCTTATGTAACTTGGACTGAAAATGCTAACTCTCCAGCAAAAGAATTCAGAGCTAATTGTTATACTGAGTCTGGTGGATCAATAGGAGATCAAGTATTTTCCAAGATTACATCTACTGAGTTTGTTGATTTAAACTTTTTACCAGTTAACGATTATCAAATACAAGTAAGCACTATTACAACAACAGGATCAGAATCAGATCCAGCATCTTTAAATTTTTCTATTGCAGATCAGCCAGTTACAGTTCCAGATTTAGGATTTAATATTGGTGGATTTTTTAGGTATGAAAAAACAGGTAACGTTAATGCTCCTACTACTAATCAATTCAATACTGAATTTGGCAGAGATCCTATTGAAGATGATATGGTTATTGTTATTCAAACCGATGCAACTGAAGAGCCATTTTCTCAAGGCTACATTTATAACGGTACTTCTTTTGACACTGTAGATAATTTTATCGCAGGTGACTTGCTAATAGACGGAACTCTTGGAGCAGATAAAATTGTTGCTAAGTCTATCTCTTCTGCTCAAATTGCTGCTAACTCTATTAATGGTGGCAAGATAAAAGCATCCACCACAATTACAGCAGGTTCAGGCGAAACAGTAGCTAAAATGAGCGGTATCTCTAGCTCAAGTTATAGAATGTGGGCTGGATCAGCAGCAGCAGGTGACGCTCCATTTCAAGTTGAAACAGACGGAACTGTTTCCATGCGAAGGCTTAAAATCTATAAATCAGATGGAACTCTAATTTTTGATTCTGATACTGGTTTTGATGATGAAGCATTTTCTGAGATAGGCGACAAAACAAATACCAGAGTCCAAACAGTTACAAAAACTCTTGCAAGTGATAGCGAAACTTTAAGCGTATCTCTTGTAGAAAATAGCACCTTAGAAATAAAGGTAAAATTAAATACAGCTTTCTCAGGTTATGAGAGCAGCAGCGATCCAGATATAACAGCAGGAGAATTAGAGACTGCTGCGGTAGCAGATATACCTAATAATTTTACGCTTACACTTAAATATTCAGACGATAATGGAAGCTCCTATTCAACATTAGCAACACAACAATTTACCAGAGTAGATTCTGGAACTCCAACATCCGTACAATATCTAACTACTACTGATACTGAAATATCTGATTTCTCTTTTTCTATTGCATCCATTGTTAAAGATACAGGTTGTGTAGATACAAACTTTTTAACTATTATTACTGATACTGAAGCCTTAACTGGAACTACAGGCGGTACTACTTATTTATTTAAATCAGAGGTTTCTACTAGTGACGGCTCTTACGACTCCACTAGAAATAAAGTTACTTCTTCAGCATCTAGAACTATTACCGTTACCGATACTACAGGTGACGGATTCTATGTAAGCGATGGGGATGCTACTCAAGATGCTCCTACAGGAGATATTACTTCAGTTTCTATAACAGCAGGAGACGGACTAGATGGAACTGTAGTTACTACTGCTGGTGCTCATGTTCAGACTTTAGATGTAGATTCTACAGTTGTTAGAACCACTGGAGCACAAACCATAGCAGGGAATAAAACATTTTCTAATAATGTAATTGTTAGCGGAGACCTTACTGTTAATGGAACTACCACTACAGTTAATACTTCTACCTTAGACGTTAAAGATAAAAATATTACAGTTAATTATGGAACTGGTGACACTTCTGCTAGTGCCGATGGAGCAGGATTAACTATTCAAGATGCTGTAAATGCTTCCAATGATGCTACTTTAACTTGGGATTCTACTTTTGATAGATTTGATTTCTCTCATGCTATAACTGCAACTACAGCCGATGCAAATAGACCAGCATTACTTTTAACAAGTACGCCAGACGCAGGTAATAATCAACTCTTAGTTCTTAATAATGATAATGATAGAGATATTGGGATTACCTTTAGAAATCAGGGTGTAGATAAATGGACTCTTAAAAACGATGCTCCTACTGCAACTACAGGCGATGATTTTCTTATAGTAAGTGCAAGCGGTACAGCATTAACAATAGATCAAGATGGAACTACCAATTTTACAGGATCAGTAACCAGTGCTTCTACAGTTACAGCTACAGGTGGCAATTCTACCCAATGGAATACAGCTTATGGTTGGGGAGATCATGCAGCAGCAGGCTATTTAGAGACTGGTGACAATATAAGCGTAGGCAATATTGAAGGTAGCGGAACTTTTACTTTAAGCGATGGAATTTCAGATTTAACTATTAGCCAAACCACAAATGATTGGTATATTTTATCTGCTCAACAGAATAATGGCTTAGTTATTTATAACGGTACAGGCGGTGTTGAGATGTACTACAACAATGCTGCGGTACAAGAATGGGACTCAGTAGGTGGTACTAATATTATTAGCGGTGGACTATCAGTTGGCGGCACTGAGGTTATAGATTCTTCAAGAAATGTAGACGCTACCACTATAGAAGTTGGCTCTACTACTGTTATTGATGCATCAAGAAATATTACAGGAGAAGCAATATCATCTAATGGTATTTTGAATGTAGGTAATGCAACTAATACAGGCAGAAACATGCTTGAAATACAAACTGGTTCTAATACTTTAGATAGAGGTTTATCATTTAAAAATTCAGGCGGTGCATATTCAAACTCTATTTTTGCTGAAGATGTAGGCGGTAATGAATCTAGATTAGTTTTTACTGGTGGCAATTCTTCAGCCACGATAACTAACCTTAGCAGAGACTTTATGATAGATAATGCTTCGGGTGGTGGTGATGGTGATATACATGCAAGAGGTGATGTAGTTGCTTTTTCTTCTAGCATTTCTTCTGATGCGCGATTGAAGTATGACATTGAAGATATACAAGATCCTATAGAAATTATAAAAACTCTGAAGGGAAGAAATTTCAAATGGAAAAGAAACGGAGAACAAACTTCTGGAGTTATTGCTCAAGAAGTAGAAGAATCTGCTATGAGTTTCCTAGTTTCAGAAAAAGTAGATATAGAAAATCCAGACGAAAAGATCAAACGTGTTAAATACGATGGCTTTATTGGTTTATTAATTGAAGCTATTAAAGATCAACAAAAGCAAATAGATGAATTAAAAGCTAAGTTAAATGGCGACTCCTAATTTTGTAAACGTTACAAACGTTGGACTTGATGATATTCATACAACTCTTACCAGTGGCACTACTGGAACTCAAGTAGCTTTAGACGATTCTGATTTAAGAACTGCAAGCTATACTCATCCTGAATTTAACGATGGTGGTTTAAATACTACAGCAGGTACAGAAATAGCTATTGGTCAATTTAGAGGTGCTTCGGATATTCAGGTATCAGCAGGCAGCTTCAGTGCTACAACTCCTAATGCTGCTTGGGGCACTACTTCACAAACTGCTCTCAATGCAGAAGCATCATGTAGGATGCGATGGACTTTGCAAACAGCCAACAGCAGAGTCAAATGTTATATGTATAGCGGTGGAACTCAAACTGGTTGGGTAGAGAGAACTAGATATATTAATTATGTAAACTGCGAAGGTAATTCAGTAGATTTTCAATGTAGATGCGATGATGATTCTGAGATCATAAATGCTGGAGCAGGATCAACTATCTCTGGAACTTTTAATTCTTGGATCAGCATGACTAATGGTGTTAATGTTGATTGGTACTGGGCAACTTCTTCCGATTCTAGCAATTTAGTTGGATCAATAGAAAGTACAGACTTCACTACTTTTAGCTTTAGAGTTAGATTTACAGTGGGTGGAGATTATTTATATTTCCCCACTTCTACTACTTCCGTTGATTCAACAGGCAGACCTATAGATTTATCTACATTGCATGGTGGCAGCAGTGGTGGAGCAACTGAGCCAATTTAAAGACAATAGACGATTTACAAAGAAGATTAGAACAATTAGAATCTAATAATTAATTATTAATGTTTTTTATATGCCTAGACAAGCAATTAAAAAGGTTCGTGCTACAGCATCCGATGTCGCAAACGACCTAAAGAATCACGAGATTATGTGTAGTGAACGTTGGAAAACTTGCTTCAACACTTTAGAACGTTTAGAAGAATCCATTGAGATAATTAATGACAGACTTAATACAGGAATGTTAAGTCTTGTTGGATTCCTTGCAGCAACTTTGGTGTCTGTAATACTAGCTGCATTATCATTATGGTTGTCATTAACCTGATTGGACTGTAGCACACCTTAATTATGAGTAATCTAATAGCACCAATAACAGAAATAGCAAACAACGTACTGGATAAGTTTGTTGAGGATAAGGATTTGAGAACTAAACTTTCTCACGATCTCCAAAAAGAATTAATCCAATTAGACAAGGAACAAATTAAACTCAATGCTGAGGAAGCGAAGCATCATTCATTATTTGTATCTGGGTGGAGACCTAGTGTCGGCTGGTGCTGCTCTATTGCTCTTTGTGCACATTTCATTATCTTTCCTTTTGGTCAGTGGATTGCAGCTTTATTCGGTTCAAGTGTACAATTTCCTGAGTTCGATTTTTCGCAACTATCAACAATTCTCCTATCATTACTTGGCATGTCAGGGCTTAGAACTTATGAAAAGTTTAAAGGTGTTAATAGAGACTAATGTACACAAAAAAAGAAGCCGAATTAGATCTTGATCTAATAAAGGAACGGCTTATAGATTTTGAAGGTATGGTGCTAAAGCCTTACCATTGTTCAGAAAATTATTTAACTATCGGGGTGGGTAGGAACTTAGAGAGCAATGGAATCCATGAGGAAGAAGCACTGTACCTACTTAATAATGATATCAATACAGTTATTCAAAGACTAGATGATAATTTACCACAATGGACTAGCTACCCTTTAAAAGCACAATATGTCTTAGTTGATATGTGTTTCAATATGGGTTGGAGAACGCTATCTACTTTCAGAAAATTTTTAAAAGCATTAGACGAAGGCGATTATCTACAAGCTGCTGAAGAAATAGAAAGCTCTAAGTATTGCAGTCAAGTAGGTAGAAGATGTCATTTCAACGCTCAGGAGATCCGTAGTTTGCAGGAATAATCTCTCATGGCTCTATATAAGACACACCATATAGGGAATAGCGGAGAATTTTTAGCTGCAAGCATAATTGCCCAAATAGCAGACCAAGTATTCATAACAAGTCAAGGCATAGCAGATATAGTCTTTGAATACGATTATCAATTCTATAGATGCCAAGTTAAAACGAAATCACAGCACGAAATCCATCGTGTTAATTGGAGATACGATTTAAGACGTAGCAAAGCAAAAGATAGAGTGTATCCAGAAAATGCTATTGATTTGTATGCTTTAGTTTCTCTGGAGCTAAGAAACGTAGTCTTTATCAAAGAGCATACGGATAAGCAGATCACTATCAAAGATGAGCACATGAAGAATAATGATGCCGTCAAAAACCTACTAGATATCTTAGAAAAATAATTTAAATTAATTGTTTACTTATATACTTATTAAGGTGTATAATACTTATATGTTAAACAGTAAGGAGTTAAACATGGATGTACAAAAACAATGGATAAAACAATTTCCAAATATACATGGCGATGAACGTTTAGGACTTGCAGATAGAATTAATGCAAAAGGTCTCATTGATCTTGCATTAATCTTTGCTAGAAATAATATGAAAATGTTTTTTGATAGTCAGCTAATGAAACAGACAACTTATACAGAGGTTGAGATGGATAGATTGGTTGATAATTTCATAAATAATAATACTGCAAGTTTAGAATTATTAGACAGAGATGGAGAGGTTTCTCAATGAAATCAATCAGATTACTTAAATGGGGTGGTGGCTATGTCACCATCCCTACTGAAAGCATTAGAGGTATCATCAACAGTTATGAGGGTACTCTTATTTATACAACAGACACGGTTCACAAAGTCACTTCATCTAAAGAAGAGATTGAAGAGAGATTACTAAGAAAGGAGAGGAAATATGCTTAGTTTTATATCTGGAATAATTGCGACTTTAGTTGCACAAAAAATATATGCAATCTACAAGATTAGACGTAGACACTATCTAGCTTGGAGATATGTGCCACATCAATACAGGATTAAATGATGGAAACTTTATGTCCTATGTTGCTGACAATCGTTTTGGGATTGTTATCCATCTACTATGTATTCTTTGAGGATAGATAATGGCTGAGGGTAAATTTACAAAAGACTGGGGCTTAAGCGGTAGCACTATCGCTAATGCTATGGGCAAAGGTAAATATAAAAGCCGACAACAAGAGCTCCATGATCAGATTGCAGCTAAGAACGGTAAAGATATCTCAATTCCTACTAACTTTGCTATGGAGCTTGGTAATTGGTTTGAGGAGCATATCATTCAATTTGCTTGCGATAGGATTGGATTAAGGGACGTTATCTTAGAATTTGGTAAAGCCTTTGTGCATCCGTTTTATCCAGTGGAATGTTCCCTTGATGGAACGGCTGTAGCAGATAACCTTACTTTTACACCAAATCATGAAAAAGGCATTTATGTGCCATTTAATGACGAGATCACTATTAATGGCATGGGTGTTATTGAGTGCAAGCTGACTAAAGACTATCCAAAAGACGAAGAGCCTGAAGATTGGAGAGGTTGGATTCAGTTAAAAACTCAGGTTGAATGTGTTGGTGCTGAATGGGGTATCTTGTTGGTATTTCATCATATTACTAATGAGCTTAGATATTACTTCTATCAGCGTGATCCAGAGTTCAATATAGAGCTCAAAAAGATTGCGATTGATTGGCAAGAACGAGTTAATACTGAGAAATACTTTGATCCAGTTACTTCTAACGATGCTTGGCTTATGTACCAAGAACCAACAGAAGAAATTAAGGTTATGGATAACAAGTATATTGACATAATTGCTCAGATAGAAAATTTGGATGCAAATATCAAAATGTCTGAGAAGGCTAGGGATGAACTGCAAGCGATTCTCATGCAAGAGATGGGCAACAATGAGAGGGCTATCTGCGGTGACTACTCATTGAACTGGGGCACTATTAATTATAAGGCACAGCCAGAAAAGGTAGTGCCAGCTAAGGAAGCCTACAGCGTAAGAAGAAAAACAATCAGAATTAAACAAGGTGGGTAGCATGCTAGTAAGGAGCAGATGTGGAGAGTTTTGCAGCTACCCAATTACATTATATACTTACTAGCGGAGAGTTTATGGATAAAGAAAAAGAAAATAACGAAAAAGATCTTAGGGCTGTTTGGATAGATCCAGAGGTGCATGATCTTTTGTGGGTGTACAAAGTCAAACATAAAAAGAAATCTATCGGTGAAGTTGCTGGGCACTTTATCAAACTAGGTATCTGCAATGAGGAGACTGCATAAGTGGTAGATAGTAGACGTAAAGGGGCAGCTTTTGAGCGATTGATTTGCAGAGAGTTAAATGCTTATGCAAAGAAAAAAGGGCTCAACCAGATTGCAAGAAGAAACTTGACACAATACCAGCAAAAAGATGAAGCAGATATTTACTGGATGGGCTTTGCGATTGAGTGCAAGTGTTATCAAGGCGATAAGATGTTACATCAAGAGAAATGGTGGAAACAGGTTTGCGAAGCTGCTGGAACTGAGCATGTGCCCTTGTTAGTCTACAAGTACAACAGAAACAAAATTAGATTCGTTATCCCAGCTTGGACTTCTGTTGGAGCTTTTCTTAGAGGTAAGAACGAAAATCAATCTATTATGATTGGATATTTTGAAGATTTAATTAAAGATTTTGATGTAATATTAGAGAATGTATTATTATCAGGATCATGAGTTTGAAAGGTTTTGTGCGGAGAGGTACGAGAATTATCTTAGAGCTTGCGAATTATTTGGCATTACGGATGCTGGTTCTTTGCAAGACTTTATAAGTAATAATTATGAATGGCTTGAGCACGAATATAACTTGTCACCAGACAAGACAATCCATTAATAATTAATATAAGGAGCAATTATGGAAATTTTTGAAACTGGATCAGGTAGATCCAAATTCCTATGTCATAAGGCTAAGGAAGAGCATAAATGGTGGAGTGGCGAAGATAATATTGATTTTAAATACATATTATTTGATCTCCAAACGGTAAAAACTGGAATCGGAAGATACAGTTCTCAAGGTGGCTACGAGTACAAGTGGGCTGATATTGTAGGCTCTAAGTTAGTCAAGCCAGACGAAACATGGAAAAACGCTTTCTCTGTTTGGTGCTTTGTTGATAGCGATGATGAGCCTTTGCTATGGAACAGACATTCATACGGAGAATATCAGGGCTTTTTAGATATGTTTAGACAATGCTATGTAGATATGTCTAAGAACACTGATAAGGTTGCATGTTTTGAATACGAGAAATCTATTGATCTTGACGTTGGCATGGGTACATCTAAGCCAGTGTTCAAGTTTGTTGATTGGAAAGATAGACCTGAAAAGTTTGTCATTCCTTCATGGGATAATGAGTCTGCTGAAACACCAGTAGAGGGGAAGGAAGAGAAAAAATTTGATGAAATTCCATTCTAAAAATGGATCATCAAGATTGGGCATCAATAGCTGAGGATGTTGGGCTAGAGTTACTGGGCGAACCCTTATATAGTAAATCTCATGAGATTCGCTGGGGCAGTCATGGTTCTTGGAAGCTAGACAGGGAGAAGGGAGTATTTTACAGCTTTGAATTAGATAAAGGATTTGCTGTAAGTGAAATGCTCAAACATTTTGATCAAGACATCAATGCTACATTACAAAAATACGGTTTAGGTGCGGTAGAGCGGACTCCTTACACTTCCCTTCATAGAAGCCCTACTGCACCGCTTACCAGAGATCAATTAGCTGAACTTTGGATTCAAGCAACCGTTAAAATTAAGTACAGTGATAACTTTATTGTTTTACGCTTCCCTGAAGGTCACAAACTATCATTCCAGAAATATCATCCTTACTCCTTCAAGGATGGGGGGTGGATCAAAAAACGACCAGAGGGGAAGCTACCCTTATATCTGACACCAGATAGAGATACAACTAAACCACTGCTCATTGTAGAAGGAGAGAAAGCTGCAATGGCAGCAGAGCAGATCTACAGTGGGCAGGTTTGTTGTCATCATGGTGGAGCTAAGGGCTGGGATAAAACAGATTGGTCAATAATCTATGGCAGAGAGGTTTACATTTATCCAGACAACGATGATGTAGGTTTTGACTTTGCAGATAAGATTTCTAAGCATTTACAGCTAAAAGGCTGTACAACGCACATAGCCAAGCCACATGAAGAGCTTGGAGATAAGGAAGATCTACACGAAGCATTAGAAAAAGGCTTATATGAGAGCTCTGAGGAGCTTGTAGAGGATATCTTAGCTAACAAGATCAAAAGACCTATGGGCTCTTTTTACTTTGAATCAGTTGATGCAGTTATGGAGCAAGTAGACGAGCCAGACTGGTTAATTGAAAAAGTAGTAGAGAAGGCATCGGTTACATCTATTTATGGTGCTCCTAAATCTGGTAAGTCTTTTGTTGCTATCGCTATGGCTGCTGCAATAGGTAAGGGATCTGATTTCTATGGTTATAAAGCACACCAAGCACCAGTTCTATATTGTGGTGGTGAGGGTAGAAGAGGGATCATGAGAAGATTAGCTGCTTATTCGCAAGCTAAAGAAGAACTATCTGGATCTCCTATCTTTATATCTAACAGAGGTGCAAGAGTTTTAGAGGATGATGAATACGAAGCCCTTATTGCTGAGATACAGCTTTTAGAAGCTCAAAAAGGCAAGCTAGGGATGATTATCTTCGATACATTGAATAGAAACTGGGGTTCTGGTAACGAGAACAGCACGGAAGATATGACTAGATTTATTGGCAGATTAGATAATTTGGTGCATAGATTTGGCATGGCTGTATGTGTTGTGCACCATTCTGGGCACGGTACAAGTGCAAGAGCAAGGGGATCATCGGTATTACAGGCATCTATAGATTATGAGTACAAGGTAACTAAAAACGATGTATCCGATAAGATGTTTGTTACTTTGGATCAAACTATGAACAAAGACGGAATGGCTATGTCATCTTTAAATTTTGAGTTCACTGAGATTGAATTGTTTGGATTTAAAGATCTTAAGTCAGGATTCTTATCATTAACGGATGTAGTTCCTAAGGCTGAGAGAGCTTCTCAAGAGCTAGATGATGCACACGAAGCATTGAAAGCGTACCAAATTAATAAGAACGTACAGTATCCAGTTACAGTATGGGCTTGGGCTGCTGATCTAGTTGGATCTATCAAAAAGCCAGACGGCACTGATTTAAGTAGAAAAGGTATTGATTACAGGCTTAAGAAGTTAGCTGAGAAAGATCTGATACGTTACGAAGCTGAGAACGGCTATCAGGTTAAGGATTTTGATAATGCAGACATCTTCTAGGAGAGAGTATTGTCAGAGCGAAGGAGAGAGGGCTGAGATTGCTTTCTTTGAAGCTATGACTAGATATGGTTACTTTCCAATCAAAAGTAAACCAGAGCAAGATATGTACGAGCACATTGATTATTTTGTAGAGGGTATTGGCTTCGATATTAAGGCTAACAGACATTGGGATTGCATTTGGCTTGAGCTAAATAATGTCAATGGAAAGGATGGTTGGCTCAAAGGAAAGGCAAAATATATTGTGTTTGAGCTAGTTGAATGGAACTTATTTTGCTTCTTTAAAAGGCAAGATTTACTGGATTATTGTCAAAATATTACAGAAGTAGCAAAAAGTAAGCATGAGCATAAAAAATTGTACACAAGAGACGGTAGGCAAGACGTGTTAGTTAAAGTTAGCTACGATGACATAGCAAAATATCACGTTATATCAGTGGCTTATGATTAGTGGATGGGACACTGGATGGGACTGGCTAGGACTCCTAGCCAATATCCTAGCCGACAAAACTAGTGGCTTGGATTGGATGGATATATCTATAGATATCCATCCACTAGCCAGTATGTCTAGCCAGCCAGAAATTTAGGATAAATATTATGGATCATTCAACAAAAATTAAAGAAAGATTAAAACAGTTGCATCAAGTTAGAAATGCAGCAGATTACACATGGGGTGGAGAAAAGAGATTGCTCAAGATAGTTCACAAAGAAACATCGGATCGTTTCATGAGAGCAAAAGAAATTTTTAGAGAAGCTATGTATTCGGATGATGATCTGCAAAAAGATAAGATGATCGAAATGATGGAGAGGGCATGGGTAGCTATTACTTCTGAAGCTGAAACGTTAGGATTTAAAACTATTGATCCAGACGTTAGGTGTTTTAAGTTCATTGATGATATCTGGTTCGTAACAGACTATGATCACGAATTGGTAAGAGTAAGGATTAATTATGAGAAAGATATCAAAGAATGTGGAGCTCAACTTACCAGCATAGAGGAATTATTTAGGGCAGTTCCTAAAGAGGTATGGAAATTAAGAATGGATATTGCTGCTTTGTTTGAAGGAGCTTATTTCAAAGAATATAACTACAAGGAGAAGAAATGACGGGCAAGGGCAGTAGACCTAGAAAGATTAAAGATTATAAAAAGTTCTCAGAAGCATGGGATAAGATATTTGGTAAAAAGAAAAAGGAGAAAAAGAAGAATGGATAAGATAAACCCACCACATTACAAGAAGGGAAAGATTGAGTGCATCGATTACATTCAGCAACAAATAGGCTCAGGCTTTCCTTCATATCTGGAAGCAAGTATCATTAAGTATATTCATCGCCATAATTTAAAGGGCGAGAATATATCTGATCTTAAGAAAGCACGTTGGTTCTTGGATAAGTTGATAGAATATTACGAGGAATTATGACAGTAGCAATAAACATACAATCTAACGTTAAAGAAGTTAACAGGAAGCTAGGATTACTACAGAAGAAACATCTACCATTGATTGTATCTGATTCACTTAATGAGGTAGGTGTTAAGTCTGTTAATGCTTTAAGAAGTCAGTTTGCTAAAAAATTAGATAGACCTAAGCCAGACACAATCAAGAGCCCAATATTGTTTAAAGCCAAACCAAATGACTTAGCTGCATTGGTATTAATCAAAGACAAATGGAAGAAAGGTAAAGCACCAGCAGAATACTTACAGCCTATGTTGGATGGTGGCATTAGAACGCCTAACAAAGAATATTTGATTACACCTAACAAACATACTAAGACTAATAAGTTTGGTAACATCACTAAGGCTAACAGGCTGAAGTATTTTGATGATAAAGAAAAGTTTTTTATTGGAATACCTAAAGGATTTCCTAATGCTACTTATGGTGTTTGGGAGCGATACGGCAGAGGATCTAAGGGAACAAGTGGGGGCTATAGAATTAGAAAGGTTGTTAACCTAGCTAAGTCGCAACGCTTTGCAAAAAGATTTGATTTCTTCAAGACTGTTCAAGGAGTTGTTACCAACAATATGACAAAAACTTTAGATAAAAATATGAAGAGAATACTATCAAAATGAAAGTTAGTACTCACTATCACCCAAAGCTAGGTTCTTTCTACGTTTCCCGTATGGGTTATGCGTGCGCTCAGAATTTTTCTAGCGTCAGCCCATATTTAATTAAGTAATTATGGCAAGTCAAAAAGATGTGGCTGAACACCTTGATTTGAGCGTAAAGCGTGTATCAGAGCTAATTAGAGACGGAATCTTGCCATCTAAAAGAGGAAGCTCTCCTTGCAACCTTGACGTATGCAGAATTGCTTACATTAGCTACTTAAGAAAGCTAGGCGGTTATCACAAACGAAGTGGATCTGGTGATATAGCTGAAGAGAAAACTAAACTAACTGCTGCTCAAGCTAGGAAAGCAGAATTAGAAGTGGAAGAGCTAGAAGCAAGGTTAATACCATCGGAAGCAGTGCAAGACACTTGGATTAACTATGTATCTAACGTAAGAGCTAAATTATTAGCAATTCCTTCCAGAATAGCTCACCAAGTCATAACAGCAGAGAAATACAGCGAAGCAGAGCAAATAATCAAAGAACAAGTTTACGAAGCATTAAAGGAGCTATCAGAAAATGGATTACCAGCTAAATATAGCAAAGATTCTGAAACAGACGAATCTAGCTTGGACTCCACCGCCTGATTTAAAAATCTCAGATTGGGCTGATAGTTACAGAAA